ACGACCGGGTGCTCAAGACTGCACGGTATAAGGACGCGATGGCTCGACTGGAAGATGCCATCGATGCTGCCGAAGGCATTCGGAAAATGAAGGCAAAGGGCGATATCAAAAAAGGCGATCTAGTAGCTTATTCTGATAATACCAAGGGTCGGGTCTATAAACCATTTGTAGAAAAAGTGGCGGGGGAGAATGAGTCCAGATAAAAAAACTGAGGATCTGTATCCCGGCGCGGAAATCGATATAAACGAAGTTGAAAAACTATCAGAAGCCCATGCAGAATGGTTCCTAAGGATGGTGAAACCGTTGCTTGTTTCATTCGGAATCCACATGTATAAGCACGGGCATGACGATGCAGTGGAAGAGGAGAAAAATGCCAGATAAAAACATATCGACAATGAGCATAGACCTGGAAGAATGTAAAACAGTAGACTGCCCCAACTGTGGGCATAATACATTTGATACCGTATCAATTATTTATCGGATCAGTGGACTCCTAGTCGGTAAAAAATCTGATGCATTTTTGAAACTATACCGATTCAAATGCTCAGAATGCGGTCACGTGCTCAATGAACCGAATGACCCGGTGCCACCAACACCTGCACATAATCCTAACATTACAGGTGGCATCATTACATAGAGCTTGTGCAGAATTTATCATTGTCGCATGTGACCTAAGCTCCGAGTGTTAATAGGGTGGTTCTGCACATATCCGCATGGAAGACACCCTATTGCTCCGATCTCTCTATAGCCAGAAGGTCATATCGGAGCAGGCTATAGGGAAATAAATAGAATTGAAAGGTGGTGATACGAATGACTGATCAATTGATAAGGGCAGTAATCGAAGACTTTGATATGAAATTCTGGAGCATTGTCTGGTTCATGGTCAAGGTCGCGTTCGCATCGATTCCTGCAATAGTAGTCGTCTGGATAGTTACATTGGTATTATTCGCAATTTTCGGCGGAATAGGATCGCATTGATATGAGATACACCATTTTATCGATACTGCTTTTCACGGCATGCGCCACGCCACTCGCTATAAATAAAACCTGTGTCCCGATAGCGTTCTCGAATGCAATCGCCTGGGAGCAGGAGACGGGGAATAGGGCTCGCATAATTTACTGCCATACCGACGACCCGAACATGGATCACGCGCAGGCTCAAGGCGAGATCGATGGGCAGTGGATTTACTTAAAAGAATATAGCGACAAGACTGGCAGGAAATATGTCGATGTAGGCAAGGATGAATGCGGGGGTTTTTATGCGATTTATGACCTTCGCCGGGCGTTGGATCTTCATTATGAAAAAGCAATTCGAAAGAGACTGGAAATCAAATAAAAATGGAAAAACATATCTGCTCGAACTGTAACTCGGTCGCAGAATGCGAAATAATAGACGGGAAACATCTTTGCCTTTTATGTAGAGAAAGCCGTTCAGAAGGCGAGCCAAAAAAAAGAAACCCGAAGGCATATTTCACCATGTACTGCAACAAATGCAATAGCAGGCTCTTATTTCCTTTTCATGCGAATTGGGATTTCGCATTCCAGGGGTACCTTCGGTTTAGATGCAAATCCTGCGGGAATACTTATATCGTTACAAGTCTCCCGCAGGACTCACGCTTTTTTAGGAACCCTTGATTATATCAAACGACGCCTTGTCTGCTATCGGCAAATCGGATCCGAGGTCAGAATCATATGTTCCCCAAATCTTGAAATACCTTACCTCGCGGTTTCCTGATATTGCAAGATCATCCCCCTGCAAAACAACTGTAATGCTCGTAGCAGGGGATATGCTTTCCTCTTCACGGTCATTTATGACCGTATCATCCTTATCCTGGAGGCTCCAGTAAAGTTCATTCGGCTCGACCGGATCGTCGTTCTCATCCGTAAAACTTGCAGTAACGATATAGGTCGAGGCATCAATCGCATTGACACTAAGATGTGAAGGCATGGCAGAACTCTCCTATTAAGCACCGTCATCCGCAGCAGAAAGGGTATAGGTCACTTCCAGGGTGTCGTTATCAACGACTGCTCTCGATGCAGTGAATTTGGCGCAACATAAGAGCGTCCCGCCACCTCCGGTATCCCCAGGCGTACTGGCGTTGCTACCGCTACTGTCCTCACCGGCGATGCCTACAAGACCCGCGCCATAAATGGTTTTTGAGGCATTCATGGTGAATACTGCCTTATTCGCGGAATTTGTGATCGACTGCCCGGATGATGCTGCCTCGACATATTCCGGTCTGGTCGCCTCATCATATGCAGTCGATTCGGTATAAACCGGGACTGCATATGTCTCGCTACCGTCTGGAGTCGTATCGGATTCAAAAATGATGACGTACCAGGTGGTGATCTGAGACGTTCCATGGAGCATGATGTCCAGTAGGGCGTCGAGCCCCTCATCGGTCACAACATTGTGGCATTTATCAATGCCTTTTATGTTGCCGTCGCAGTCCCGGTGAATTATTTCGAACTCTCCCCGGAACCGCGTCCCATCACTGGCGCCCGGTCTACTGGTAATCTTTGATTCAGCCCGGTCGCCGACCTTCAGTTTAATTCTGTGAGTCATTTTAAAACCTCCTTTGATGATGTTGATATTAGTCCCGGTCTTTTGTGCCAAGTGTAATCCCAGGCAGTTTACCAGTAATTTGGATCCCGGGTTTTTTGGACGTTATAACGAGCGAGGGTGCCTTTCCGCTCATGACAATGCCGGGTGCTTTACCAGTAATTGTTATCCCGGCACTCTTTCCTAAGAATGATACTGTAACAAATCCGACTGCGCGACCACTGAGATTCGTGCCGGCGGACAGGTCTGATATCGTTATGCCATCATAGACATTCTGAATCATGGTCATGATGGTGGAAACTGCATCAGAAAGCGAGACGCCATCTTGCGCGGTCAAATTAAAGGTGCATTTCGTTATTGGATCATCAGAAAACAAAACGCCATCGATCGCCTCAAGAACGATCCTGCAAAAATTCAATGCAGAATCCGACAAAACGAACGAATCGGAGGCGAGTGCCTGATAAATCATCCCGAATGTCGCAGAATCCCCTAATCTGATGCCGTCCTGTGCGATTTCCTGGAGCGTTGCCATCGATACCGGCACATCGGATAGGGTGAGTCCCTCAAGTATGGTCTGCACGGCAATCAGGCGGGTCTGAGGCGTGTCTCCCAATACGATACCGTCAGAACAGATCATTGAAAATACATTGTCCTGACTATAATTTGTTTCATCGCTAAAGATGATTCCGTCGGTAAGAAGGCATTGGAAAATTATTCTGGACGTTATTATGTCCGATAGCGTTATGCCGTCGGAGAGGCTCTCCCGGAGAGTCAGTTTCCCGGAGATTGAATCGGAAAAAGAAACCCCGTCAGATGCCGTCAATGATATTCTGATCTTATCATTGACATCCTCCGATAATATCATGGAATCATAAACGGAAACCTGGGCAGTCATCAAATTCGATGGCGTGTCGCTAAAGGTAATGCCTTCGAGTGCTGATTTTAAAAATATGGCGATATTTTCCGGGGTATCGCTCATCGTGATGCCATCGGATGCAACCGATATGAATGCGCCCCTCGTTGCGTTAACGTCAGAAATGACAAACCCGTCAGAAACTAATTGCTGAAGGCTTTTTCTATTAAGCAGATCTTCTGATATGATTATGCCGTCCGCCACCGAATTTATAAACCTCGCCATGGCAACCGGCAAATCGCTCATCGCTATTCCATCAGTAATTATCGATAAGAATCTGGCTATATTGGAGAGGCTCTCGCCAACCTTAAAACCGTCGGCGAGGATAACGGACAACTGCATAATATTGGCCGGCGTGTCTGACAGTACGATCCCGTCCTCCACCAGTGTGAGGAGTTTTTTCACATTATCCGGAAGGTCTCCGAAATCGATGCCGTCCGATACGGATTCTGCCATGGTCAATGTATTGGCTACCGCCTCGCTCAATTCCATGCCATCCAATACAATTTTTGGTATGGTCAGGGAATTGGAGAGTGATTCGCCGAAATTTACAGTATCCGATGCCGTCTCCTGATAATTGCTTGGACCGCCTACTGCGACCAACGATACACAACATCCACGCGATTTCCTATTAGAAGAGCTTGACCACTCGCATCTTTCATCGGTCAATGCCGTGTCGGATGTCCTGTACTGGCTTAATAAAGAAATCGAGCCCCATAAATAGTTGACTATATCTGTGAAATTCGATCCTGGCGTTATTGTTCCGCCATTGGCGGTGGTTAGTCCTGCTGCTATAACAAAAACATCGGCGCCTGTATCTATTTCACCGGCATCCGCGCAGTAATGGGTCGTCGACGATGAATCGTTGTAGGTCGATCCAGATGTGTCCACTGATGATTCAGACACTTCAAGTACAGACATTGCAAAATCAGTAGAGGAATTCGGTGTTACTGTTATTTCCGTCGCACCGCTATTCGCGCCTTCTGCCACCATGATGGCCGTATGGCGCGCTATCCCCACACCCTCGACCACGGTGCTCCAGGAATTTCCGTTATCATCAGAAGCAGTAAACGTTCTTGAATCTGTCGCCACGAGCCAAGCGATGGCAATTAATGAACTTCCAGAGGAAACATCTGCACCGGACGCTGCAGTACTTAGCGTTAACGAAAGGGAGGCGACACCGCTACCGCTTACATAATCGGCGGAGTCCCCCTGTATGAGAGTCGGTGCAGTCATATTTTCATGCTAAAATAGTGGCATCCAATCCGAGTTGGATGTCTTTGTCAGTTTCGATTTCTATCTTGACCCTCTTGCCTTTAAACAAATTTACAGGAGCACTGATATAAGCAGGTACCCCCTGCGGGAGCGGGAATATGAATTTCGCACCGCAAAGCCTCTGCGGATGCCATGTAGAGCCAATATCATTAGATGCCAGATAAATGGACAAATCAACCGTTACTGTCTCTACAAGTTTACTACTATCCACATCAAAATGCAGTTCAATCGTTTTGTATGAATTCAATAGCAACCCGCTTACTGCCAACATTTTGCCACTGACCACCTGATTTGAAATGAGCTCTATATCCATTTCGAGCTATCCTTCATTCCTCGCCTTGAATTTTAGCAACATCTGCTTCTGGTCATCCAAATGGTAAAGAATATACCCCTCATCGCGAGACGTCAGGATTTCATCGAAGACTGCATTCTCGATAAAAAGGTCGGCAACCTCGAATAACCCTGGGTACTGATCTCCAAGATCTTCCAATTCTTCTCCGAGCAACGAATATGTAATCCCTTTATTGATCTGTCCTTCTATCCTCTCTATCTCCCGGAGGGCGTCGTCGGCAGAATAAGCCCCCTGGCCGATCATAACCGAATTTGTGACTTTCATGATATAACCGACTGATTCGAGCTTTACATGCTTACCGGTTTTTTCTTCGAGCATCATGCAGATGTCACATAATCTGCTTGGACCCAATTGCTGATCATCGATGCAGACATCTGAATTCGAAAGAGAATCTATAAATGAGCACCCATTGTTACACATGGAAATCAGTATCGCCAGTGATATGAATAAAAGACTTGCCGATAGAAAAAACAACCCCTGCGTCACTCTATACATTATCTTCATTTCATCTCCTCCATTTCCTGGGGCAGTAATGCCCTTTTTTTGGATTTTTCAACGCTATTTCTCACGGAATACAATGTAGAAGGAGACATTCCCATCCACTTTGAGAGCTCCGGTACGGAATCGAATTTGTCCATTAGATGCTCGAAATAATACTCCCTCATTATCACAATGAAGTCATTCATCTTTATCTTGTTTTCGAACATTATTTTGCAGACGTCTTCGATGAGCTCGTGAAATGTCAATTCTTCCTTCTGATATTCTATAACCTGATCTTTCTGCAAATCCGCCTTTAATTTAACGTAGCCCTGATCGCGCATTGTCTCGCGCAGTATTTCTGATGCTATTTTTAAAATGGGTCCATAATTTATCTGAGCATACTGGAACACATTGATACTGCCACCATTTCTCGGCGGTTGGCGACTACCTAGATCAACAGATTGAGTTATGGAATCCTTTTCCCTTAGATTCTCAAGTTTGGTCTGCTGAACGGCAATTTCATCGATTAAACTTAATACCAAATCCCTCATGTTGCCTCTCATAAATCATCGTCACTAATTCTTCTATCTGGAAGTTGTCCGCGTTGGATAAGGACTGCCTCCATACGTGCAGTAAGTGATCGATGTTTGTCGTTTGCTTCTATTATTCTCAGTATCGCCGATGCATTTAGCTCCGCTTTTGCGTCAATATGGATCAATTGATCCTGCACATGTTTTAAACACATTTCGCGATTTTCACGGCAGTTGCCTTTGAACTCGGTGACGATCTCCTTTTTTACGATCCCGATCTGATCATATACCCGCTTTATGTCCCTATTAAAGCTCTCTCGCAACCCCTCGATAGCAGTCGATATCGTGGCATCTACTGCAAACGCCTTTCTGAATATGATCATTAGGACGCCAATGAGTATGGTCGCCATGAATCCCATTGTAGTCATTATCATAGTTATGACGACCGGACTGATAACTGTATGTCCTTCCATTCATAAAGCTCCTATGCAACAAAAATGTCTCTTGCAGAGCAGGCTTCTGATGCCCGTTTTGCAAACGTCTTAACTGCCCAATGTACCCAATTCGCTCTAATCCTACTCATACCGCGATCAATGCATATCCGCCTTAACTCGTTATCCGCTATATTTCTGTTCAATCCTGGGAGCAAACCTTCACGCATTAACTGATAAAACACATCATGGACAAGACTTCCAACCATAAAATTTTTTGTATCTACTGCGGGTCCGGATGGTCCATCCCAGGCATATCCCTTGCATACCTTTAGACTGCCATCCTTATCGAGTACGATGAATTCCGTTATGATCGCCCTGACCGGTTTCATTGCAGTTTGAATTCTAAAATCCTCATAAACCTGATATTTATAACCCTTGCGATATTTTAGAAGCATGTTGAACCTCCTCAGCCAATTCGCGACCAATCAGTAATGACGATTTGATCCCTTGCTCTACCGTCCATGGCGTTCATAAATTTAATGAATGTTTTTCTGCTGTTAATTACTGACCAATAATCCATTAGGCATCCGAGCCCATCGCCTACTGCGATGCACCCTTTGACGTTGGTCATGACATTGCCGATATGAATCTTGATTTCAGTACGATTCGGCACATCGAGAATTTCATATGCCTCATATCCGCCGTGGTTATAAAAAGATTTTTCAATTATATACTTACCGCATGGGATGCAGGAAACGTCTTCCTGATTGTTGCGCCAGGGGCGCTCGACGGTATAGCATTCGAAATCATCCACAATCAGTTTCCCGAATGTACCCATAGGCGAATATGCAAACCGTTCAAGTATAAGCATAAAACATCTCCTATTGCGGATTTGTAACCACTTCGAATGTTACTGTAACATTTTCCGCAGGCACTCCCGCCGGCGGGACAACGAGATCCGCGCAGGCTACTGCAGACGGACTGATGGTATTGCCTTCTACATCGAGAGTGATAACCCGGAAACAATGCGTTGTGGTCGTCCCAGGCACCGCAGAAATCGTACTGCCCCCGCTATATGGACCCTGTGAACCGGGTTGCCTGTCTATCGTCGCAAATTCTGCCCATGAATTGTCAGCCTGCTGTTTCTCTATGATCCACCCGGTGACATTGTCATTGACGACGACCTGATCGAACGTGATTTTCGCTATACGGTCAACGGCGAGTGCAGGCAACGAAAAAAAGATTAGAACTGCCAGAATTAATAGAATAATCCTCTTCATTTTTCCCTCCATCATTTTTTCTCAAAAATTATTCTCAAATTAAATGCAGGCTCGGTAACAACCGTGCCCGGATATCCGTAAGCCATGAATTCGGTAATACTGTTCCAGTCATGCAGGTTGTTGCCATGACCGGTTATTCGGACAAACCGTCCGTCTACTGTATAAAAATTATACTGTTCGAGCTCAAGCGTCGTGCCACTGCTTACACCGGAAAAAATATTCGACCAGGACTGCCCATCCACCGATACCTCTATATCGAATGTTTCCTGCCGGGCATTGCCCATATACCATGCGATTTTCATATATTTTAAAGTGCATACTGATCCGAGGTCGTACTGAATCCACTGACCGTCTCCCTGAGCAGACCACCGGGTGCCGAGGTCTCCATCCACGGTATTTTTCGGGACATTCCCATCATCTGCACTCGCGATGACCAACGTCGACGGCGAAACCAGATCCTGCGGGAAAACCGGTGGCGGAACGTCAGAAGCTATTTCATGGGACACTTCGTTCGAATAATATGACTCGTTTCCATCCACATCATATGCAGTCGCAGCAAAATAATAAAGGACGCCGGTATCGAGACCAGTAATCGTGAATTCATTGACATTCCCGACATCTATCGATTCGGTATAGGCACCGCTTGCAGTCCCGTAATACAATTTATAACCCGCCAGATCTGTTTCTGAATTCGGGTCCCAGGCGAGCGTCACATCACCCGCCATAACGAGTGAAGGAGATAACACTAATAATAAAAATACTACGAATAAAGCTCGCATCATTTTTTACTGTCCTTTTTTGGTGTTTCTTTTTTGGGACTCGGAATTCGCTCAATTAATTTATAAAGAAATCCGCCAGTATGCATTGAAAAATCCGGTAATGCAGAAATGTCTTCTGGCGTCATCCTGATTTTATCAATCGTGAGCGTGACGGTCTCCTCTTTCATCTCATCCCATTTTTTATCCCACCCGTCCCGATCTTTAAAAACCGGGGCTCCTATTGCTCCGGGTCTTGGGGCAGGCTCGCGCTTGATTTTCCCGTCCTCCTGCATGCAGAAAGGCAACATTTGAGCGTCCTTTGTTTTCTGTAGGCTTTCTGCTTTATACCGCAACTGGTCTATCGCTTCGCCGAATGCGAGGGCGAATTTCCCTCTGAGATTCGTTCTGAGAGATTCGAAGTCGAGACCCTCAGTTAGAAAATAGATATTGATCGTCCTATAATCCATTGTTATTTTTCTCGGATCCGGTGCGATATTATCCTCTTCTGTTTTCACTACTTTGCCTTCTGCCTTTGCTTTACTCGAAGTCATGATTAACTCCTTTCCTGATTTTGATTGATTATAATACTATAATACTGCGCTTATTTCGTCAAAAATGCCAATGATTTTTTCCCTCAGAAACGGGGTTAAGTCGAGCTCGTGATTTTCTGATGCTTCTCTAATCATCTCGCTTAGTTTGGCACATTTTTTGGCGATATCCCTTTGGGTCATATGCAATTCGGAATTGTTCGCATACTCCTGTATTTCAAGCAGATCTTCTACATTCTCGGATTCTGGAGCAAATGCAATAAAATAAGACAAGAGCTCCTTTAAATAGCCGATATATTTTTTCAACTGCTCTTCGGACATCAGTCTTTTGAATACCCATAGTCTTTCTGCCGTCCGATGACCGATTGCCTCATCGAATAAATGACCGACATCGAAATTATCCTGCTTATTTAGCCAGTCGACCCCTGGGGCGCATGCGCTCCGGGCAATAACTTCTTCTGGTGTCAATTCCTTCATGATCATCCCTTCAATGCATCAACCTGCGCCTGCAGGTCTGCAATTTGCTGTTGAAGTGTTGATACATAGTCCTCAAGTTTATTATCTACCTGTTTGATACCGCCCCAGGCAAGCGGGACTGTCCTGCTCGGCGCCAGGAACGGTTTGCCTTTCGAATCATAGACTATTTCTCCTGTTATTTTATGCCGGGAGAGCAACCAATCGGGCAGGGAGGCATCGTCAATGATTTCATTTCCGGTATTCGGATCGAATGCTCCACTGCCTTTGATCTGGTGGATGGCTGCCAGGTCGTCGCGATCATCGAAATAGCAATAGTCTGCGACTTCGTTCCAGTTGTTTGCATAGCATTGTGCATATTTGTATGGAGTCCCACCGCTTATACCGATATCATATGCCTCATCAGTATCAGGCCAAATATCGCCAGATGTTTTTATCGTGGCTCCTACATACGGAAAATTAAGATGATAGCAAGTGATGCTCGCGCCATTACTAATTCCATCATATCCGAACCGCCCATATTCTGTCGCATCGGCGAAAGCCATTCTTTCAATATAGCCAGTCCCTGCAGAAGTCCTAAAATATACAGTAATTCGGACATGATCTATATAAGCGACATTATTCGCATTCGGATTCGTGACTTTTACTGAAACGCCGAAATTGGATGCATCGACTTCTGCCTCGCTCCAGGTGGTTCCCCATAGGTCATTCTGCCCTCCGAATGAGACATACGCATCGTCAACGAACCATTCGGCGCCACTTGATTTATTGTCGCCGACTTCTGTTCCCGCTTTTAATAGTTTGATTTCATAATCATACGGGACATAAAATTCAAGATCTGGAGCGACACCGCCGATGTACCAATCAGCATGCCGTTCTATTTCAACTTTTATGCCTACGATATCTACTGCTGCCGACGGAAATGAAAAACTGAAACCTGTGACCCGCAAATATCCGGAAGTGCCTGCGCCTGAGAACGTCGCATATGCATCGTTCGACGTATAGACATTGCTTTCTCCAGTCCAGTCCGAGCTCGGATCGGATGTCGATGACGGATTGCTTGTATCGTTGTCAGGAATCCAGGCGGAACCGACTGTCTCGAATGTCCAGTCGCCGTCTTTATTCGTGGACATCCTATGGGTAAAAGTGTCGCCTGCAAATACTATCATCGAAGGATCAGTATCTGCGCCCTCGAATGTTAGTCCGCCACCGCCCTCAAAATTAATGAAACCACTGCCCTCGATATTGAGTCCGCCACCGCCCTCGATATTGATATTACCGCCACTGCCTATATTAAGATTTCCTGAGTTCCCAATATTGAAATCGCCGAAAATATTGAAAACGCCAGACGTCGAGCATTCAAGACCAGATCCCCGGAAGGCAATATAATTGTTGCCACCATCTCCTGCATAGAAGAACCCGTCTCCATCGGCATAAAACCCCTGGTAATCCCCCAGGAGGCTTATCGAATCCGCAGAAGCTCCGAGCGCGATCCTGACCGGGCTCAAGCTCGTATCCTCGGCGGACAAGACCAGTACGGTCGCGGAATTGCCTATTGCAGAATTTCCTGCCCATATGTCGGTCGCGCCGATATAAAACCCGCCGATATTACCGTCTTCGGCAGTAATCGTTCCTGAGAGGGTGACGTTCCCGGATGCATCCCAACTGAAGTTGCCACTACCGCCGATCCACCCAGTCCCGTCATTTGCTATATGAACCCTCTCATTGGTGGCAGAATACATGCTGACACCGCTACTGCTGATGGTGACATATTCGCCACCGCTCGTTAGACCGAGAGTCAAAACACCCGCGGTCAGGTCAGTATATACACTTGACCCGTCCTTGAATTGAACTGATGTGGAAGTGATGTTTACGTGTTCTGATGCCGTGAGTCCAATCGTAGTGGTCGATGCGAACCGGGCATACATGGCAGTATTGTCATATAGGCTTACACCGTTTGTATCGATCTGCAAATATTCTGCACTCGTTATGCCGAGCGTCCATATTGACCCGGATAATTCTGCAAGGACGTTGGCACCGTTTTTGAACTTGATCGATGTCGAATCCCAGGTCAGCCATTCTGAGCTCGGATCACCGATGTATGCCTTATATGCGCCAGAATCCTTCCCAACCCAAAAACCCGCATCCCCTCCATATGCAGTAGGCGCATCGGCGCCTATTGAAAAATACGGCGTCGAATGTTCAAGAAGTATGACCGGGTTACTGCCATCATGTATGGCGACGTCTATGTTTTTAAACGTCGCCTGGAAGTTTGAAACAATGATCTGCTGATCAGTGTCCCCGGTTCCGTTTCCTGCCCACATGCCGAATTCGTCCCCGGCAGATCCTCCGAGCCCGGATATACCGCTCAGATTTCCTGCTCTCGAATAGGTGCTTATATGAGTTGGATCCGGTTCTCCAGAACTTAACGTGCCGTCCCAAACCTGCACATCAGAATATGGAGATTCCGTATCAAGGACTGTAGCGAGCCATATTCCATTGTCTTCACCGGACTGCCCATAATCGAGCGCTATACTGCCACTATAGATCAAATCTCCGGACCCATACCCGGTGGTGGTTGTCGTAAATGTCCATGACTGCTCGCCCTCATTGAGTTCTGACGACCCGGAGGAACCCCCGCTATAACCGGTCACCTGGCCGAATATGTCCTGCACGATGAGACCAACGCCCTCTTTCTGAATCACCCGGAGTAGAACATAATCATTGACCTCGAAAACCGGTGTATCGCTCATTCCATCAAGGTCTTCGACATATAATACTGCAGAATTGCCGGTGTCAGGTATGGTGAAAGTCCTGCTTAATTTTGCCCGGCTTTTTGTGATGACGATGCCACCCGCGAACGCCTCATAGACATCGGTTGTGAATGCTTTGACATGCAGTTCGTCTGCATAGATATACCGGAAATCCGCATCCCCGCCATTACTGCCGTATTTAATCGACCATCCTGTGGTCTGAGACACATAATCATCGCTTTCAATGGATTTACTGGCGCCCCAATCCGCATAGAAAACCTGATCGCCACTGATATAGACATCACCGGATTCACCCGCAGAAAGCAATAATTTCCCAGGATATGTTGCATGCTCGTTTCCGTAGGCAGAAACATAAGCTCCTCTCGAATCGTCTACAGATCCACCGCCACCCATTGACACTCTTTTAGAGTCAGAACCATCGGAGGTGTCTGATACCCTATCAAAATTCTGAGCTCCGCCTACAATATTTCCAGATGCAGTTACTTGATAAATCTGAGACCCGCCGGCCTCAGTCCATAGTCGAAATCCATATGATTCGGAAATATCAGCATACTTATCTGCGGGAGCAGTGCCATCGGTAAATCTTACAAGGTTGGCAGCCACCGTCAGCCAGTTATTGTTCGCACTATAAATTCCCAAACTGATATCGGCGCCTGCATCCGGGAATACAAGATAAGTACTACCGAGGATCTCAAATCCTCCTGATTCTGGAATTACAACCCTTTCTGTGAGCGAGGCACCCGCCATCGTTGAAAAGACGAATTTCCCATGATTCTTATATGTATCATGATCATTATGTACTGCAATTCTGGCGACGCCATTACTATAATAATTGTAGAAATCCAAAGAATAGACATCGTCTTCAAGAATGCCTACCCAATTGTAAAAACCCGTGATATGGTTGGGCTCAATCACCATTTTGTCAGAAATGTCATCCGCAGATAACCCTTCGGCGATTCTGAACCTAAGGCGACCAGGAATAGTATTAGCAGACGGAGTACCTTCAACCTCTCCCCTGATTTCTATAGGATAGGTGCCGACATTAGTTCCATCGGAACCTGCAAACCGGATAAACCCAAGCGAATCGCCATCCTGCACTATTGTATAGTCAGCAACTGCAGTACCTCTGGATTTACCGAGCGTTAAAAATGCCGATGAGGCATCATCGCTCCATCTTGTCCAACTTTGCCCGATGACAGCCAATCCATGAGCCTGCATAATAGCAGTATTACCGCCGGTGGAAATGGATGCAGTCGATGGACCCAAAAAGAAATAGCCAGACGTATTGAAAGCTCCGCACAATGTTCCGGATGTTGTCGTATCATCGGAGGCAGTATAAAATTTTATAGCAGTCGCAGCATTCCCCAATGATGTCCCGCCTCCGATATCTATCACATTACCGGTTCCATCAGAATAACCGAAAATTATGATTGCAGGTTCTTCAGCATTATTATAATGCGGGACTGCCAACCGCATGCCTTTCGATGTGGTATCTGACTCGCCGTTCGCAATATAAAACATCCCGTTAGTGCCGACATAATGAAATGGAGCTTGAGGATTAGTAGTACCGATCCCCAAATTGCCACTATTGTCAATGGTCGCCCTAACTGCATCATTCGTCTGAAAATACAAATCCTGGCTTGTTGTGGTGCCGATAGTCATTGCCTCATCGGCATCGAGGACGATCTCCGCATATGTGGCAGCACCTGCACCGGCACCTGCAGTAAAGGCGATAGAACCGACACTCCCGCCCAATTTTTGGATGTTGAGAGTCGGATCAGAAGCATTGTAAATATGTAATACGTCTTCCGGGACAATACCTATGCCGACATAGCTATCAGAACCCTGCACAAAGAATGCATTGACATTCGCATCCGATTCCACTCTAAAATCAACGTCATTGCTATTGTCATTGACAACCACCTCAGTCATGCCTTTGCAGGTAACCATGTTGATATTATGCTCGCCACCACTATCTTCATACATATACCGGATAGCAAAATATGCGTCTGGCAGATCATAATTCAACGAGCCATAATCAAATATACCAGATCCCCTTACACCAGGAGTTACACTATCAACTGGACCGCATACTTGAAACCGTGGAGCTTTGTCATCAGCTTCAGCAGCCTGTACTGTTATTCTTGAGTCAGCACTGAATGTCGAAAGCTGAGTATGAAGAGAACCACCTGCATGGCCACCAATATATAGCGCCCACGGCATGACATCGTCTTCGCCATGAAAATAAATCTGATCAGTAGCGGTCGCGCCGTCTGCCTGCACCTCGAATGCATATCCAGGGGAGACGCCCACGCCGACATAACAGTCCATGGCATATAGGACATCACGAGCTGACATGCTATCGAAGACCCATCGTCCGCCGTCTACTGCAAGCCCGATCCATCCCTCGTCTGGCATGGCGATGTAGCCACCGCTCGGCACCTCATAAACCTCGCCGGTGATGGTAAGGACGCCGTCATAATATGAGATATACTGACCAGTAGACGAATCCGGGTCACCGAAATGGAAGGCATACTGACCGGAATATTTGCCCATGAAGGCGCCCTCTCCGGTCATATAATCAGTCGCACTGCCCATTAAAATCGCGGGAATCGCACTGCTGATTGTGAGACTGCCACTATCGGCAGATATGGTTGTATCCGTTAAATCCCATCCTGCAAATTTAGCCTGGGGCGTATCATCGACGAGGAAAACGATATCACCGGTGCTATTTAAAACCTGTATGCCGAACTGACTTCCGAGATCCCCGATCTGCACCATTTCGACGCTATTTACTGTCATCGAGATTACCGAATTGTCGGAATCGAGGAGGATATTATCGGAACCGCTACCTAGGATCACCCTCCCGGGCATGACATTCTGCCCATCTCCATCGCCACCGCTCACGACTGCACTCCATGGGGTGGTGGAATCGGTGGTTGAATCGCCTACTGTTACTGATGAATAATCCAGGTCGTCCCAATCGTCGAGTATGGTTAGGAGCTCAAAAGACACATCGTCATAATATACTGAATAACTCGATTCAGTATTGTGCCTCGACATTGAGGCGAGGACTCCCGTAACGCCAGTCTGAATTGTGAAGTATGTATAATCTTTGACCCATGTGGTACCAGGTCCGAATGAATTGATCGGATCATATGCAAGCCATACTCCGTCGGACGCCCTAAGATAATCAGTACCACCGGCATTTTCCCTAATGATATATCTATTGTGTTTTGTCGCGCTACTGGTTTTGCCCCATATCTTGAATTTATATTGCCTGCCTTCCTGCACTGTAAGGGACTGGCTAACCGATGCCGGGTTTCCACTGCCGTCGATATCGAGCCTGGCGCAATGAGCCCCGGTAGCCCTATTTTCGGACGTGTCATCATTTACAGTAGAACTGCCGGGTTGATATTCAACCCATGTCCCGAAGACATCCGCCCCGCCACCGCCGGCGGTCTCAAAACTCGGATTGCCGAGCATGTTTTTATCGCCCTGCGTCTCGAACGATACTGTTTCTAAGGTAGTCGTCAAATCCAGATCGATGGTTATCGATTCGACCATCGCCTCGAACACGTCGCCGTAAAGATCATTTACCACCGTGATCATGTCGCCGGGTTCAAGTTGAATTGCAGAAAATTTATATTTGAATGACTGCGTCGCGCCTCGAAGATATTTTCTCTGCCCCCATAGGTGGACCAGGTTCTGAGCATGGATGGAATCATCGATCAACGGGCATTCCATTGTATCAGTAGACGGGGAATCGGTTGTCGACTCGAACGGCACAAGTGCAGTGGCGAGCATATCGCACGGATCACCGGATATCGCCCATGCGACCCTGGCAGAATCATACTGGCTTCTGTCAATTTTTGTGAGTTTGAACGAATTCTCCCGGACTTTGGTGGTCAAGGTCATTTGGGAGGTTCTATCATAGGGAACAAGTTTTAACTGTTCACCGACCACTAAATGGGAATTGCAGAATTTGAGCAGATCTGCCAACTGTTCTTCGACTGACCGTTGCGTGAAAAACCCGTTTTTCCAAACGAGCCCCCATTCTGCAAACTGAGCTTCTGCTGCCCCCCAGGCATCGTCGTCGACCCGGCTTGTGGGCATGCCTATGCCGTCGGTCGAATCGCAGAACATGAACCGAATGACTGATGCGGGACCACCGACCCGGTACCCGTCGCCGTTGCTCCAATCACCGCTCGAAAGGGATGCAGTAATAGATCCCGCAGTATTGGCAGTAATTAGACCATAGGCGCCGGTCGTCGTATTGACGACATATGAGCCGATCATGACATCTGCTATGAACGGGTTCCCGCTATCCTCCAGGGTGGCTGAATCGCCTCCTGTATGCGTCCCGGATATCTCCCCGCCGAGGTGCCGGGTTCTGTTCATCGAATATTTCAGAAAGGCGTCATAAAGATAAGAGCCGTCAGACCATAACCCGTTTGATTCATATACCCCGTCGCCGTTGGCATCGTCGATCAGAAATTCGACGACCCGGTATCCGCTTCTATCAGTCTCATTGAATGCATATACCGAGTCATGTGGCCAGGTCTGGTTTCCCCTGGCTCTCGGTGCTCTAACTTCCTGGAGATCATAAGTGTCAGTATTCGAATCGAGACCAATGACATATCTCCTGGCATTGTCCGCTATAACAAGAACCGGTCGAACCGGAATATATGATGCAGTACCAATCGGTATCGGTACGCACATGTTGTCCTGACGTGCAGGAGCGAATGAAGGATCGTCCGAAGGGAAAATGTCCCTGATCTGCTTTCTGACCGGCCAAAATCCCGCGAGGTATTTCTGAATGAACGATACTGCTTTTACATGGATCATCCGCTCGATCTCAAAGCAGTACCCGGCGGGGATATCCATGGCAACGGATGCCACGACATCCTCCTCGCCGTCCGATGCGACCACGAGCTCCAACAACAATTCTGCATCATCGAAATCTGATGCGTCATACGACTGATCTGCATTCGAGATCCCGAATTCGAAATCCATCGGGGCGACCATATTAAAATCCCCGGATACATTAGATTGCCGGGGAAATCCGCGAAAACTATTCTCAGGGATACGCGCCTCGAAGGATTCACCGCCATAATCCCTACTGGAAGTCGAAAATCTTAGCACCTCATCATATTGAGTCGTGATGGTGAAAAGCCAGGAAACAGTAGGGTGTTCGCTCGCGACCAGGCTCTCTTGTGTAGAATCCCAATCTCTCATGATTCGTCTATCCTATGCAGTATAGCGAGCTTCGCCTTCGAGGGCAGTCCTTGCATGAAATCAGTGATTGCTCTTTCCAGGGGCTCATAGAATTTTGAGATATAGCTATGCCCATCAGTGGGGTGTACGAATTCAAACGAATTCGCCATCCCATGCGCCTTATTTGAATCATTGTATAGCGACCAGATGGTGCCGATATCAGACGCAGTCATATTGTCGAACGGCAACGTCACTATGAAAAATGCCTTTGTTGTTTTTGAAACGACGTCATAGGTCTTATCAGAATACCAGTGCTTTATCTGCCCGAAGTCCCCGGTTGCCTCATACATGATCTTCTGAGGGGAAAGTGAAAGCGTTTCCCCGGTATAATCTGGCGTATATGTGCCGGGATTGCTTGGCAGTAAATCATACATGTCAAATTCTGCCATTGCCGAACCTCTTCCTCCCGAGTTCTACAAACTCAGTATTGTATTTCACCATGTCCCATATTTTTTCCGATATTAATTCATCGTTCAAGATGAGTTGGAGCGTCATTGGACCCACATGGGACTGCCCCTGCGACGGGATTTTATCGGCAATCCGTTCTGCAATTCTATCTGGATCGAGTCCAATCGACTGCAGGAATCTTGCGCTATCCGATGGGTTTGTGGGAACGACATATTCCGTTCCATTTTCTGCCCCCTGGTATAGACCCGGAACGTCGATTTTACCGCCATGCTGATAGCCAGGTAAGCTCGGCGGGGATATATTCTGCAATTCACTGAGCAATTGTGCGATCTCATCATCCGTTAGCGCACCGGATTCCCCACCGCCTACAACGACGACATTGTTATTCTGCTGAACTCCCGTCGGTATCTCCGCCGGTGTCACATAATCGTTCAGATTGACCGAGGTCACATACTGCGTGAAATCCAAAACTCCCCCAGGACCCAACTGCTCGACGAAATCCTGATAGAGGCTATCCCAATCGAGACCCTCCGGGATCTGTCCCCAATCTAGGACGATGTTCTGCTCATTTATAGCATCGATGATATCCTGAGACCGTGAGGTTACCTCATCCTGCAGGCTTGAGATATCATTCGGCTTAGAGGCGATATTTTCGAATCGTTTCGAAATCGAATCCAGTATGCTCTGGACACCGTTAAATGTCTCGGTGTAATTACCACTCGCCACCTGCATGAATTGCAGATAATCCGGGATGAAGGACTGGAGCTCCTGGGCAGCCTCCGATGCAGTACCGATATCGGGATTATTCATTGCCTGCGATGCGAGCGAATAAAATTTCAATACATATTTTTCAACGCTATCGACGGGCGATAGTTTTTCATTGAAAAGAAGACTATCTGCAAGGTCTTTCATTCCGTCGCTCGTTTTATTCGCCAGATCCACCTGCTCCTGCTGAAGGCTCGCGATCTTTTCGGATGCAGTCAACTGATCGTTCAGTATTGCGAGCGCATCGTCATAATATGTTTCACTGGCAGTATCGAGATTATCGAGACCCGTCCATACATACTCGAAAAGCGTTTTCCACTGGTTGATATCAAACCCGCTCAATGCCTTGTCTATTCGACCCTGCTCAATATTGCCCTGTATCTGCTCGAATGGCGCCGTGGAGGTCATTTTTATGACTGCCCGTCGTTCTGATTCGAGTTTCAGAAATTCCTTTGCAGATGCACCTATCGAATCGAGCTCACCCGCCATTTCTGCAAACCGCGCATTGATGTCCTGCAAGGTCTTTGCGAGCCCGGTGATCGGATTCGCCATCGATTCCGCCTCGGCATGTACTGACGCGATGGCGGTCTGGATGAGGTTGAACGCACTTGCGAATTCCTGAGCCTTCTGAATGTAGGTATCAAGATCTGTTATGGAGTCATCCAGGAGCTCCTCATAGAGCTTTTTAATCGGATGCTCCTTGACGAGGGACGATAGATCGATGTTCGCCATGGATTCCTTCACGAATTTCATGGTCGCATCCTGGAAGAAATCCTTTGCCTCTTCTGTCAGTGTTTCTGCCCAATTGGTCAGGGTATTATTTACAAGAGATGCGAATTCCTCAGAAGTATGTTTCAACCCGGTGACATAAAATTCTTTCGGATCGATTTTCATAAAATCTTCCGGGATATCGTCTTCTGTAATTATCCCCGCCTGTATGAAATCTTTCAATGCAGATGAAGTGTTTTCCATGATCGGACCGAGCGCGTCATTGATGGACTGGATAACGCTATCCTGCATCTCGGTCTGCCATTTGTCCTGATAATTGAACATGGCTTCTGCATTTATTTCCGGGTTATTTAGAATGTCAAACCCGGCACCGGTTTCTGCACTGAACCCGCCTCTTACTGTCGGTATTTTCGCTCCGCCGAGTAGATCCATAAAAGCGCGACCTGGATCGAATAGATAAGACAGTGATGTCCCCAACTGATCCTCGACCCAATTCCCCATATTATACATCGGGTTTCCGAGTGACGAGCTCGCCCAACCTTCACCGCCGACCATCTGCCCAAGCTCCATCGCTAGTGGCCAGATCGCCATGAACGGGTTTCCTGACGCTATGGTCGCGCCCCACCCTGCAGTCTTCTGAAAGTCATAGCTCGCCTGCGCCTCGTTGCCACCCATGAGGTTCTGATACCCGGAATATGCAGAAGTACCGGCTGCCAGGTACGGCGCATATTTCCCGATCATCTCTCCTGCTTTTGAAAAGAAGGATGGTTGCTGTGCAAGTGCCGAGGTTCCCGTCGCCGGTGCTCCAGTCGACATGCCGTTAAATGGCTGTATTCCTGCCAGGTCTCCGGTCGACATACCGTTGACCCAATCGATGTTGGTGGACATGCCCGTGGCGATATCCGCAGGCAACGCAGAAGACTGAGCCCCGAACCCAAGCCATCCGCCGAGTTTGTTGACGCCAGACGATAACCATCCGCCGACTTTACTGAGACCTGATCCGCCGAATACTGTACCAAGCATTCCGCCGGTACCGCCACCTCCGGTCAACTGTGCGATACTGCCACCAAGATTTATCCCCAAACCGGACAACATACCGCCTGCCATATCGGTGACAATCGGTATGATGATTTTCTGCGTCGCTATTTCTGCAATCATGCGACGGATGATCGCGACAACCCTATCCTTGAAATCGTCGAAATTCATCACGCCGTCTTCGAGCATGGATTCAATCGTATCGGAGAATCCATCCTTCATTTCATCGAGCAGTTCGATGGTTTTGTCATATGCGATTTCTGATGATGACTGGAGAGCTTCTGACCAGTCCTTCCAGGCGACGACCATGGCATCGATCATGGTGCCGTGTCGCCGTACCTGCAACCTCTGGAGCTTATCGAGCTCATTATAGAACCACCTGGCTTTGAGCGCCTCATCGTCGGTGAGGGTATCGTACTGTCTTTTTTCCTCATTGAGTAGCGCAAGAGATAGGTCATAATCATCGAGCCTGAGGTTCGCCATATCCGCGTACATTTTCTCCCTGGCCGATAATTCTGCCTGCGACGTTTTACGCGCATTTTTCTCTTTTTCGATGGCGGTCACAAGGGCGAGCACTGCTTTGAACTGATCGTCGGTGACCTTCACATCGAGCTTTTTGACCATGTTCCAGGCTTTCTCGACTGCACTTAATTCCTTGACCTCGCCCTTATATTTTTTTAGCGTACTGAGTTGATCCTCTAAGGTATTGATCAGTTTTTGATAATCGGAAATCACCGCCTTTTTCGGATCTTTCCCGCCCTCCTGACCGAGGACTGTAACATTTTTGAGAGCCCGGTTGATTTTATCGAGCATCGCGGTTTCGCCGGTAACATCTGCAATGAATTTATGCCAGTCTTCCGTCATACCGGACGCCATCGCCTGCCAGTTCACCTCTAATTGCCCGAAACCGGTTTTCGCAGAATCGAAAAATTTCTTTCTTTCCTCTTCTGCCTTTGTCCACTGGAGGGTGATCGCATAATATGCCCCCCGGCTCAATGCCCCGAACATATTCCAGACGCCCTTGACCATCTCATATATGTCGCCGAGCGCAGTAGCGATGAACCTTCCGAGCACCTTGGCAATAAATGTGACGCTTTGCAGTATGACCTCGCCGAACTTCTGGATCCCGCTCAATAATTCATCCCAGGATGTCCGAGCCTGCATGGTCTCATTGAGACCCCCAAGAACCTTTGCAGTCTTCTCCGCCTCTTTCTGCAAATCCTCCATTTTGCCTATGGTGTCGCCGAAGCCAACGAATAATGCCGAGGCAGCATCCCAAATGAGACCGAACTGGTCTGCAAGGGTCTGAAGGTACCCGGATTCCACAATCCACCGTACTGCATCCGCCAATTTCATGATGGCGCCTGCAATGCTCTCGGCAAAGGAGCCATAATCGCTTAGTTTTTTGATCCCCTCGTCGAGTTCGTTCCGAAACACCGTCCACGCCTGACTGATCGTGACCGGCATGGATTTGAATTCTTCATCGATCACTTTCTTCTGCTTTAAGAGGGCGTCCATGACCGTCTTGGCGTTCAGTTTGCCCTCCTGCCCGTAAATACGCAGTTGCCCTATGGCGATTCCCATGCCGTCGGCGATTGCTTTGGCGAGCCTCGGCGTCTGCTCGAGTACAGATCTCAATTCGTCTCCGCGAAGAGTTCCGGATGCGAGACCCTGGCTCAACTGGATGAGGGCAGCACTCGCCTCAGTAGCACTTGCCCCGGATACGATGAGAGCCTTGTTGATGGTCTCCGTTACCTGGAGCAGATCCTTTTGCGATGTGCCGAGCTCTTCGACACTGCGACCGATCCGAGCATATAGATTTGCAGTAGCCGAATATGAGTTCCTCGTTCTATTCGATATATCCAGTAGTTCCCTCTGGACATTGGTCAAGTCCTGAGCGTTTTTCGTGACGAGCTTGAGGCGCCCTTCCAGTAGGGTCAGGTCATCGACAACATGGATGATCTCCCGCATGGCGAACGCCCCTGCAAGTGCCACAACGCCCGTTTTGAGGCTCATTACTGATTTGCCGACCTTTCTGAGCGTCGATTCAGTAGTGTTCGCATATTTTCTGAACATGCTATCGGCGCGACTCAGGTCGCTTTTTAATGGACCGAAATCAGCTCCGAGGCTTGCTACCAGTTCTCCGAGATTCATTCCTTTTCCCTCTCAGTGTCCGCGGTGGTGTCGTTCTCGGCACCCGTTTTTTTAATGATGCATTATGAACCTTTGCAAAACTCATCATGACCATTTTCATCTCTTCTACTGATTGACGCCGTACCCTTTTATCGACCCGCGCCCAATCAGGCACAAAGTCTTCGGGCGATGCACTCTTCCTACTGCCTTTCTTTCCGAATATAGCCGATACGAGATTCGTGATGACCGATGCGAGCAGTCCAGTTCTGTACCAGTCGTATTTCGATGTGCCGATGGGCTCGATTTTATCATAAGCCTCCCATTCTGCTAATTGACCCGCGGTCATCTCATCGAGCAGATGATCCGGGTGGGCATATCCTAATTCTCTACTGAGTCTGAACTGGAATCGGCGACTTGGTCGCCCTCTGAGTTTTTTACGAGCTTCAACTGCTCTTCTTCTGTTATTTTATTGAGTTCGCCGGCCTTGTTCGCGATGAGGGTCAGATTCTTGGCGGACATATTTTGACTAAGCATTTCCACGTCGCTTTTCCTAAATATCAGGACGCCCTCCTCATTGCAGACAGTAAATACTGCAAGTTTTGCCCGGTAATCCTCAAGGACGCGTTTGAATTCAATGAATTTGCCGTTTGCGTCGACCACTTCCTGCATCCCTGTTTTCTCCCACTCTTCCTTCTGGCGCCCGGACATTTCCCGGACAAACGCATGATCGCCATCCGGGAAATCCACTCTTTCGATTTTGAATTTTTCTTTTGCCAGTAATGCATCTCTTGTTTTTAATGCCATGATTAATTTTTCCTTTCTGACCGGTAATGATTAATGATTTGGTTATCTAACTGGCAGTTGCAAGGTTATAATCCATGATTAGGATTATGGCGTTTAAATTAGCCAGGACTTGGTCCAGAACCGCTATTGATAACAACCTGACCTGAGATCTTGATGGTCACATTCGCACTAACCCGATCATTCGGCGGAAGGCTTAAAGGCAGTTCTGTCACCAAACCTTCGAATTCGAATGAGGTATTATCCGCGTCTGGCAGTACAAGCTCATAGTTCTGATTGTTGTCATCATTGAAATCGTCGAGAATGATTTCATAAGCAGTCCGGGTAAAGTTCATTACGAAAGACAGGTTGCCAGGGTCTCTCAAACCGCCGATGAATGTCATGTATCCGCCGACAGTAGAAAGCGTGGTGGTGTCAATCGTTGTTCTGGTCATACCGGGCCCGTCGATGCTTTGAATCTCGGCGAGCTCCTCCCATGCACCAGAACTTGAATTCCAACGTCTTAATTCTGCTCCTTGCGATGCTATAGCCAATTAGATCACCTCCTTTGTGCTTCAAGATTAACAATAAAACGTGCTCGGTTGTTCTCATCCCGATCCAGTAGGAACGGTTCATTCAAACAACGGATCACTGTATATAGAGACCCGTTCCATGTTTCCGGTCCACGCCCATGGAGACAGTTCTTTATATCGAATGCAAGACTCCAACCAGTAGGATACGACCTATTCCTGATTTGAATCTGTAAGTGCGGGTAGCCATACGAGCTATCGTTTCCCAATGTCAGATCAGGAGTGCCACCCGGTGTATCAAATATCGTCACGCAGTTGTCCGGTGACGTCGGCTCCATGCCGATGAAAAGATCAGTGCCGAAAGTGAGCCCAAGGGCGGATTCGGCGACCAGTATGTCTTTGATGTCTTCTGATGGCGGATTCATATTTTCATTCGCCTCGCGAGTTCTGGCAGGAACCTGCTATAATACCGTGCGAGTGCTGCCTCGAAAAATTTTGCCCCGGTGGGTGCCTTTACTGCACCCGCCTTCGGTTGCTTGAAATTTGCCCCTACCATTTCATGGACATATACTGCATAAAATGCAGAAAACCCCATGACCACTATTTTCGAATCAAACGCCCTATACTGATTCCTGACCTTCGATTTTACCGTCGAATGGTCTGCCGACATTTTCCCCGCCTGATCACCGATGAACCTGGGAGCTTTACCGGCAGGCTCGGCACCGCCCTCTACTGCAATAATAAACCAACTGTTCCGAAGGTTGCCCTGGTCGACCGGAATTGAGGGCGCATTGTTATCCATGCTCCTCCTGATTCCGATGGCGATTTCTATAAGGGCAGGCGTCGACCTCATCTTGAGTTGATCTATTGCCTTTGTAAGGTTGCGACTTATCGTCTCGATACCGCTCACCTTCCCGCGCATCATAGGTATGCCTTTCGATAAAATCTGCCAGAATTCATGGTCGGTATTTTATCGAACCGGATGATTTCATATACCCCGGATACTGACCTGGGGTCATCCTCCTGATTGGAATCCAAATCATCCAATTCTCCGAGGTAGAGCATGCCCTGCTCATCCAAATCCTGAGACACTTCGACAATTGCTCTACAGGCGACCTCGCGACCGCTATTATTTCTAATTATCCGGGTGGAATCTACCCACCTGCAGGTGATTTCAACCGGATCGGCGTATGTAAAACCGCCGTATCCATCATCAGTAGGAGTCCCCCAATATATTGCCGTCTGATTCTGATTTCGGTTTGGGAATACGCTCATATCAACCTCTATTCAAAACTGGTAACTGCACGTATGGATGCCCTCTTCTTGCCAGATCCCTGAGCGAATTTACCGGATGTGTCTATCATTAAAACCTGCTGACCGTATCGAGTCCCCTGGAGCCCCAAACCGGTTTTGCCCTCGTAGATGATTCTGGCTTGCTCGGCAGCCTCCTCCTGCGCCTGTCGCAGGAGTGTCGATGCCAGTAAATGTGCAGTAAGCCATTTCTCGATCGATGCCTTCTGAGCATCGGTAAGAGACGTATCCGACCCCACGACGTCGGTTACAATGGCATTGGCATCGTCTATAAAAGACTGGATTATCTCATCATCGGAATCGCCGAGATCCGATGTGTCGATGATGAGCTTGACATCAGATGGTTGCGTTCTGGACATTTTTGATCTCCCGTTTCACGTGAAACTTGCAGTATTATTTCCTGGCTTTCCATAGCTTCGGGTCAATGAACGATAACGCCTTGCTGTTCCATTGCAGTCCGAGCCATTCGACTGTTTCCATGATCTGCCGGTAATCGCCGAGCACCATGCGTTCTGGCCATACGATCTTGACATTGAGACCGCACTGTATCATCTCGATGAATCGCTCTTCATGCCTTTCAATCCACCACCGCCAGGCTTCTTTTTCATCGGACGCGCCAACTGCCTTCTGATTTTCCTCCCGCCGAAACCGGTTCATGAAACTGGTTTTAATGCAGGAGGCGATAATGTCGCCCGGTCGCCTTCTAACGATAATCCACTTGGCATTCGGGAATGCATAGCTCCAAATCGGCCACATGAGGCACATTTTCGCGCCCTTATAGAACCACTGCCGGTCTTCCTTATAACCCTCCTCGGTCATTACTGTCAGTATACGAGCTTTCCAATCAGGCGGGATCGGGAGCTCTCCTGCAACCGGCAGTGGGTACTGGCATTTATCGTCGAGCCCCTGCGACCTGAGAAATGGTTTGACGACGCTATTTCTGATCCGCGCATTCTCGAACATGCCCTTCTGATTGTTTTTATTTGGTCCGGACATACGTCCGCCGAACGCCCCGCAGATATTGATCACGCCACCGACGAGACTGGTGCCAGATCTCGCGCATCCTGTAATCAGTATCGGCTCTTCCCGGTACCGGTACCGCTTCAATGTATCCTCCTGATTATTCATATCCAGTATCCTCTTATCCAAGGGTCTTTGATTTGATGGGGTCGAGGCACCCCATGGCAAGAAACGATTCTTGCATCCTTTGGCAGTCTTCTGGTCGGTGCCACATGCCGTTTATAGCTCACGACCTGATTAGGGGCATACTGATCCCACCGGTCTGCATATTCTCCGATGCATTTTCGGATCCAGTATCTCTCGCGCCCGGATGTCTCTTCGATTGCGCCGTCCACGTCTTTGATGAACGGTTTCCAGAAAACAGATTCCGCCTTCGCGCCTGCAGTAAAGCTCATGATGTCGCCGTCCAGTTTCCATTCGAGCCCCCGCTTGAATTTAGATCTGGCGCAGAATTCTCCATGATAATTGAGAAAATCCGTTAGGTCGCCCACGATAATGATATCGATATCCAGGCATAAAACCTGATGCCCGAATAGACCTGCATCCCTGGAGAACATGAAAAGCCGGGGCAGTACGCCATGTTGCGTTACCATCGGGAACTGTCTTGTCTCGATTTCCGGGTCGAGCCCCACGAGCTCTTCATTCGTAAAGCAGATGAAGTCCACCTGGCGTCCTGCATATCTCCTGATGCCGTTGAAGAGATTATTGATATATCGGCCAGGCAGGTTATCGGATACCGTCCCTGCACGTTTCATGAATTTTTTCTGCAGGTTTTTATGACCGTCAACCGGCGTATAATCCGGTTGTTGCCATCGGTCGCCCTGCCAGTAAAAGCAGATTATTTTCATTGATTGCCTCTCGCCATGGGCAGGAGCCAAGGATATTTGGATGCAGGGTTATAAAACGATCCGTCCTTCGGCTGCCCGGTGATTATTATCGCGTCGTCGGGTGCTTTTTTTGAACTGCACTTTCCGAGCTTCGCGAGCCATTCTGATGGGAATGTCGGTTGGTCCGGGATCAGGTCTCCCATCATGTCCTGATCACTCCGGTATTTCTGCATGAACGCATCCGATCTCTTTCTAAACATTTCGTAAAGATCTGACATGCACCCCGGGTCAAATAGCATGGTCGACGCCTGATATTTGAGCACGGACTGCTCTTTCATGAACCCCGGCTTGTTATCATATGGCGTCGGGAACATGACCAGATTGCCGGGATAATCGAGAATCGGCGAAAGGTCGCGGATCACATAGGAGTCCAGATCGAGATACAATGTCCTGCCAGGAGGCATGTCCGGTCGGTGTAGTTCCATTTTTGACCACCACCCCGGAAAATTGTGCCTCAATGGAATTATTGTCGCAGGAAAACTCAGGCGCAATTCCACATTGCTCAAAATATAAAAATCGAACGGTCGGTCAATATGATGCCATACTGACTGCCATAGGTGATGGATGTTATCGGCGCCGAAATCGCGCCCACGGAAATCACCCTGCCAGTATAGACAAATCACATTCATTTCATCATCCCCGGCTTGAGCCATTCATTGATTTTCTGCCAGTCTTCCCGGATGCCGACAAAATTAAAAAGACTTTTTATGTCTTTTTCTCTCCTCTCGGATATCGCCTTCACATCCGCTCTAAACACATTCTGAACAGTCGTTTCGACTTCTGTCTGTCGGTATTTTAGGGCAGTAATAAAATCTATCCTCTGTATTTTCGGTCGTTTACGCATGCCGGGATGCCGGTCTGTACTATCGAGGATGCTCAATGTCGGGCGTTCTGTCATGATCCATAGCGCATTCGGGAAGAGGGCGTCCCATAATTTGTAAAATACGAGCGTCCAGGACGTCTTAACGAGCCACCTCTGCCTGGGGGGTACTATACCCCTCAGTTCATCCAGAACGTCAGAAGGCGACGACGTAGCGGATTCTGGCAACGGGATTTTCCAGTTCTTGTAGCCCACTTTTTTCGCCTCGCGCTTCATGATGCCCTTGATATCGATATTTTCTGATCCGAAATTGGAGTTGCTACCGGGGTACCGGGTCGTCCTGGCGTGACCTACCCATACCCCATGCTGATGCAGGAGACCGGCGAGCATCGTGGTGCCAGACCGGGGTGGACCGGCGATAAGTATCGGATACTGATCTATTTCCATAATTTTCTGAACTCCGGGAACCGCTTTGATGCGATCATGTTTTTTAACGGCATCGCGAGCAGTATTTTGACATCCTCCGGGATCTGATCGAGCTTTCCAGTCCGCCTATCGATAAATGCACCGAGCTTTCTAATCCATTCCGGTGGGTATTTCGTGAAGTCAGACCAGAATCGTTTCAAATAATCCTGATCTGACCGGTAATTCGCCATGAAATATTCTGGCGCCTCTTTGAATGCGTCATATATCTCGCTCATGGTGCCGGTATTGAAACTCATTACTGAGGAGTTGTACCCATGGGACATCCTCGGATTGCCCTTATCCTTCGTCTGAGCAGGAGATATCATCATCCGATTGCCGTGACCGTTCATGACGAAAAAATCGATCTCCTGCAGTATTACCAGGTCCAAGTCGAGATATAGCACCCGGTCATATTTAAACGGCAGATCTGCCCGGAATATTTCTATTTTCGACCACCACCCCTGCCAGTCATGTAGTAACGGCAGGACGGTGACGCCATCGATCACGAATTCATGATTGGAAAGGCAGACGAATTCATAGGGGCTCGTCGACCACCTTCTGACCATCTTGTGAAGGCGATCCACCCATAACGGCGAATACTGCGTTTGCACATACCCGTCAGAATTGAAATCGCCCATCCAAAGGACGCAGATGACTGTTACACCGTTTTCCATAAGTACCAGAACCTATCCTGCCTGAGCTTGATATTGTCCCGACCATAAAATTCGTCTACTGCCTGCACGACACCGGGAAACCGCCTCTGATGATAATCATGACCGCAGATCAATCCGCCGGCGCGAACTTTCGGATGCCATGCCTTGATATCCTCCAGGCAACATTCATAGGAATGATCTGCATCGATAAAGACAAAATCGAGGGATGCGTCCTTGACGCGCCCAGCAGCAGTAACACTCGGAAACGGCAGTATTTTTATCCGGTTGCGGTATCTCCTAATCCGTTTTTCCCAGAGAGCCTTCGCGGTGCCGGTCGTGCAGTACATCGGGTGCTTTTTATCGAGATGCCTCGGTCCGGGATAATAAGCCACCTCGATGAGAACAAGCTCAGGATTCTTTTTGAGAAGTTCCATGGCGGTCTTTCCGTTCCCGGTACCGACTTCTGCACCCCGGGTCAATTTGTGATCCCGGATAAAATCATTGATAATGTGAAATCGTTTTATTCCGTTCATTTGGAGCTCCTGCATTTTCTGTATGCAGATCTTAAATCCCGCTCGGTGAGCCCATGGGGTATGAATATGAGCTCGCGGTTGTTCCACTGTTTCCAGTCATAGGTTTTAACCGTGCCGAATTCCTTTCTTTTCTGCCAGAACACCGAGCCGGGATACGGGATGGCATACCCGAAGAACGGATTGCCGTCAGTACCGATTGCCCTGGAGAGCCGATAGGTGGCATCGAGCGATTCGAGGGTCTCGCCCATGTTTCCGATCATCCATAGGCAGTGCAGTTGAATTTTTCCTTTGCGCCTTTTGACCATCTCATGGACTTTGACATAATCGGCAGTCGTTGCCCGTTTGTTGATCGTTTTTAGCACCCGGTCGTCTCCTGATTCTGCCCCCAAGCTCAGTTTATCGACGCCCATTTCAATGAAGGCATCGAGCTTTTCTTCTGTCAGTGTTTTGCCGTGGACGAACACCTGGAACCTCATCTGCACCTTGCGGTTCTTGAGAGCCAGTATGAACCTTTCGAGCCAGTTCATATTGAGACCGAAAATGTCGTCATAAATAAAGAGGCGTTTCCATCTAAAGAACCCTTCCAGGCAGGAGATATAGAGGGCAGCCTCGTCTGGATCAGGTGTCAGTACTTTCCTCGATTCGGAGCAGAAATGGCAATTGAACATGCATCCCCTGGAGAGCAATACCGCAGGCTTTTTCCGTTCTGGTCTCGCGAGCATGTATCTTTTGACGAACTGCGGGGAAGGGAATTCCATCTCGATGAAATCCTCGAATTCAAATGGTCTGCCGTATATGATATGATCGTTTTCTGATCCGTTTGCGATACCTTCCATGGCATACTCGCCGTCCCCGATCACGATGTGATTTGCAGTCTTTACGTCGAGATCCAGGAGCATATCGAGAACGTCAGGCTGAAAGTGGCGCCCACCGAGAACCAGTTTTGCATTCGGGAACCTCTCCCGCACCGACGCCATCACCCTCGGCAGTAAATGGCGCGTTACTGTCGACGAGCTTATCCCGACGATGTCGTAATAACCGCCGATGATCTCTACCGGCAGTGATGTGAGTCCCCATAAATGCAGGAAATCGACATCGAATCCCTTTCTGCCGAGGTAATCATAAATCGAATAGAGACCAATCGGGTTGGTGTTCGTCCCGAATGCTATGAGCAGAATTTTATTCATTAGACCTTCTTGTACGGCTCAGTTATTTTCCATCCGAGTTTTTTGGCGACCTCATTACAACGCTCGATGCCTGCCTTAATCGTTCTGGTGACGCCGGCGACAAAATATTCCCCGCCTTCTGACTTAATGCGTACTTCGAATTTTTTAGTCGCATATTTGTCTATCATGCCTTTCGCGAGAATCTTTGGGGTTTTTTTACTCATGATTAGCTTCTCCTGTCTAATTAGATCTATAGAACATCGCTTAATTTTACCTTTGGGAAAACATCGATTGAACTGGTCGGAGAGACATTCAGTATCTCGATCCCGATGCGCCGGGCGTCTTCTGCAATCTCCGGAAACCCTTTCAAATGCCTTCCGAAAGCCGGTTTTTTCCTCCTATTCTGGATATCGCGGGAATGCGATCCATGCCAGTGGCTATAGGATGTCTTCTTGTCGATATTCATATCGAATCCGAGCAGTAAGATCTGCTTGACTCCGAAATGATTGGCTATACTGATCGATGCTGCCCCACTATTCGAATTCCAGGCAACATGGTGCCGATCAGTATGGATGCCGTGGCGTTTGCCCGGATCTTTAGGGACGTATTTGATGCCGTCAGTATCGCCTTTTTTCCGTTTGTCGAACCTCGGACAACATGTCAGTTTGAGACCGGGGAACTTCGCCAGTCTTAGCCGATGCACAAGATACCAGGTCGAGTCGCCGAAAAACATGGCATCGATCCAGTCGCCGATCTGGTAGGCATTGTTGATGCCTATGACATGTTCTGCATGCAGTACGGATAGGAAATCAGAATAGATATGTGACGGATACTCACCGGATGCCACTTTTTTGACGACATCATCAGGAATACCGAAGACCTTGGTCAGAGATGAACCGCCACCGATGATCCAACACCTTCCGTCCTGCCAGATGGGTGGAACCTTCCATGCAGGCATAGCGACCTCATTCATTTAGGCTTCTAAGCAGTTCATCTGCCTCATGGAGGCGGAGAGCTTTTTCATTGAGAATCTTGCCGGTAACAGTATTGATGACGTTATACCACCCGGCGGACTGAACCACGATTTCATGCTCATTTTCCGGGTTTTCATTGCTGGCAGTATTGGCATCGGCGTCGGTTCCCGGTGCCTGGTCGGTGGTTTTGGCATCTGCCTGGGTTTCTGGAGTAGGCGGGTTTTCGAGATCGTCGAGAGCCTTTTTCTGCTCATCGGTCAGTTCGTTATCCGGAACTTTTTTCTTTTCGAATTCCGTTCTGCCTTTGAGCGGGGGTTCGACTGGCAGATCCTCTACCGGCTTTATGATGTCCCGGAATGCCTCAGGCACTTCGGACGGGTATGCATCGAATTTCTGCTGTGGCTTGATGATGTCCATCTTGCCGTTTATTCTTCTGAGCCGGTGGGTGCTATGCCCCGTATGGTGCCATCGAATTTTTTTCTCTTCCATGATTTTCCTCCTGATTAGAAAAAAATAGCCTGATTAGCTATTTGTGTTTATTCAAATCATTCAATAGATTCATTCAGTGCAGTTTAGGTATAATGGACGATGCCACTATGCCCTTCCTGATCTGCCCTTACCTGGGGAACTTGAATGATTAAAACCTTGAACTTGTTGACCATCCCACCCTCAGTAGACCACTGGATGTTCTGCATCGCCATACCACGAACGATGCGGACGGTTTCCTTGTTCATTTCCACGAGCTCGACATTGTCTGCAGGCATGGTGTCGATGACCTGCACGTCCTCGATGCCACCGATCTTGAGAATCCTCTCGCGGATGGTGGTACCCGGTGTCGTGGAATCATAATCATCGTCCATGACTGTCTCATAGTTGGTCGGGATATACAGTACCCACGGACCATAATGCCGGTCGTTGATGCTCGCCTGCTTCATGGCACGAACATCTGCAACGATGTTCGCTCCGCCTTCGATGGCAGAATCGTCCCAATTTGCAGTAAGACTACCAGTATTTCGTTGCGGATGGTTGAGCAGGGAATAAATCGTCCCGCCACCATAGGCATAACTGGTATTTGTGAACGTCAAGGATTCGAGCTTTTCCGCCACCTTACGTGCTGCATGTTCTGCACTGGTCGCGTCAAGCGGGTTTCCGAGCTTTCTGCTATTCGCCAACACCCGCATATTGATCTCATAATCAACATGGATGATCGGAATTGGCATATAGACGTGTTGGAAGTCAGGACGGTCTCCCTGCCCCCTGGTGACGCCGTCCATGGTCATTTCTGCCTCCATGGAGTCCGACACCGTATGGGTTTCCAGGATGGTCGTTCCCATTCCGTCTCCGAGATCATAGGTCAGTCCTCTTGAGATCAGACCGTTGACACCCGGCAGCCGGGTTCTGGCAACTTCCAGTATCGCCTCGTCGAGGGTCTTCCACTCATCTCTTCTGAGGGTGGCGTTCACCTGCAACGGATTGTTACTGCGTAGTGGGATCTGGCTATAATTCCTGATATCGCCCTTGTCCCCGCCCCGGAAGACTGTGATATATGACCTTCCGTCAGGATTGATATACGGTCTCATCATCCCGACATTGATGGCGCCCATTTCGAAGAAGCGTCCTGCAACCTCTCCCTGTCCACCGTTTATGCCGATCAAATCGACTTGCGCGTTAAAATCGTTCAACTGATTCACCTCCCCTCTTATACAATTTTTACTTTGATGCGTTTGTTATAGCCAATGACGCCTGACGACTCTTCCTCACCGGAAGAACTGCCAAGGTCAAGATGCTCCAGGGCGACGGCAACGATGTTCTGCGGATATACTGTGATGGCACCCGCCTCCGCCGATTCGAACGACTCGACGTCAGCAACGTGCTTTTGCAGATATCCTGCACCGTTGGATTCGAGCGGATCGCCCACGTTGACATCCTCACCGTCTGCCAGGATCGCATAAACCTCTTCACCGCGTTGCGGAATCCAGACCTGCACCCGGTCGCCTGAGGAATAATTCGTCTTGATATCATTCCCCTGCAGTTCGTCCTCAAGGGCGAACATGACCGGTAGTGCGTTTCCACCGGCAGTAGCATGCGCCTTTACTGTCAGGGCATACAGTGCAGTCGAGGTCATGAATTCGAGCAACATACCGGGTGTAATCGTTCCACCCGCCAGATACTCTTCCTGGATGTCCAGGAATTTTTTCAACTTGATGGTATATTTCGCCATTTAAGAGCTCACCTCCTTTTGGGGCTTATTTTGTTTTGTTAAGTACAGTACCGGCAGGCAGTAAAATATCGCCTTCGTTTACTGCCACGCGACCGGCGCCACCACCCAAGGAATAGTCCATTACTGGAGCAGGAATTGCCTTGTTGAGCTTTTCCAGTTCCTCGAATGGGCGGTCTTTGAGATCCTCGGCAGTATAAACGCCATTGGAATTGGCGACGATGGAATCGATTGTCGCCTGCCTTTTGGCGTTGTATTCCTTCATGCCGTACTGCAGATTTTCCCGGATGTCCTTCGGGAAAAAACCGAGAGCTTTTTCCGGGTCAGAAAGATTCTGGAGAACCTTTTTGACGACATCATCCTCGTTAACTGCCGGGGCGATGGGAGCTTTCGGCTCTTTTACTGCCAGTATCTCATCGACACGGGCTTCGTTTAGGGTCAGAAGATATTCCCTGTCGTCCTCGGTGAAGGGCAGGTGATCTGCTTGGATGATCATCTCGACCTTCTCTTTGCAGCAGGGAGTCGTTTTTTGAGCCATTGTTTTCATACCTCCTTTCGAAGTATTTACTGTTATAAATTCAACCTGGCGCCTGACCTCAACAGGCTCTCCAGTAAATTCGATGTTTTCATTATCGGTCAGTGAATATGTCCGCTTGTAAAAGGTACTGCCCGGACGATCCCGGTACTGCACCTCATAAACGAACCAATCATCATAGACCTCAACGAGGAAATGGAGCTTCGCGTCAGTATCCATAACATCCAGTTTCGACTGGATATCTCTGGTCTTCTCGCGATACCCCGCCTCGTTTTCCGCTACCTGGGGCGTCGATACATACCGCCCCTGCCCTGCCAGTTTTTTAATGATGCCGACATCGTCGCCTTCATCAAATCCCGACTGGAACTCGTCGGCGAGCAGTGCATTTGCCTTGTGATCGATGATGCCTCGCATTTCTTCTGGCATGTCACCGAACTCCTCACTGCCGTCCTCGACGACTGCTTGAAGGGCGCGTTCGTTCAGATTTCCTGTTTTGGGATTGACGACCGGATACTTCAATCCTTCGTAGGAATCCAAAGATGAACTGCCGGCGAGAAAGTGGCTTGCCACCTTGAGCCGGTCTGCCTCATCGAGCTTGTCCCATTCACCCTTGACGCCGAAACTCTTGAGCGTCAGTTTTTTGGGGAATGCAGTCTTTTCTGTTCCTGCATAACTGAGGGCATTGATTAAAAATGGTTTCATGTTTTCTTCCTCACCTCCCTTCATGTTAGCTCTAACGCCACAACCATCTGCCCATGAGCAGGCGCCGATTCGGCCAGGTAAAAGGGCGAGGTGGTCTGGTCTATGGTTACGGGCGACTGCATCATATGCCTCGCCGTTCCATTCTCCGGGTGTAAATTCATCGTCAGTAATGACGCCGATACTGACATCGAGCGGTTGACCCGCCATGATAATCTCGTAAGTGTCATTGGCATACTGACGCAGTTTCTGCTCATCGAGCCACGCCTCGGCTCTTAGCCGGGTGCCGTCCATATGGGTATTGAAGACTCGCCCGACAGTAAATTGTTCTATGTTTTCGGGCGTGTTCGCCGATGCAGGATTGCCGTCCTCATCATTCGGATGAGGGACTGTTACTGGTCGACCATCCCAGGCAATCGGATATTTTCCGAGTTCTTCTGCAGAATGGAATAATGGGCCATGAGATCCTGCATGGACGCCTTCGACCATCATGACGACGGGAACCACGACCTGCCTTCTGCCTTCGAGCATCTCGATTCTGGTCGAATAATGCTCATGTAAACTGATGTATATTTCCATTTCGTTGCTCCCTACTGCACCGTTTGCAGATCTTATCGCTTTACCTTCGCAGAATTTCTGGCTTTTGCCGTCCGCGAGGCATGTTCTGAGTGTCGAATTGGCGATATGCACCCACTGCCTTTTCTGCACTGCAGTGAGCCCCTTTTTGTGTTTTTCAACGTCCCTGGATGTCCATGGCATTTTACTGCCTCCATCGTTTACTGCGTCCTAAGATGCCGGGTATGCACCCGCTTTTTGAACGCCTGGTATTTACTGCGGAGACCGAGACAGACATGTCCGCCATTCTCACCGCGAGCATATCTCTGATCCTTCCTGGAATCGCTCCTCTTCGCGCCGACCTCGCCATAAACCAGTCGGGCGATTGCCTTGCATCGTCCGCCGTTCATGATGCCACCTCCGGTATCATGTACAGTTTTTCCGGTTCCGGATTTTTAATGAACCGGTCAGAACCTTCCCTGCAGATCATTACAAATGCCCCATAGGGTCGCGAATGATCCATCTGAACCAGTTGAGCGAATTTCCTGACCTGCTCCTGATCCCTGCAATTGGCACTCGCCACATATTCTGTCCGCTCGATGACCGTATTTCCGTCATCGTCCTTGCCGTCATACTGCCAGTGAAATTGTACTTTCATTCGATTGCCACCTTTCCCCAATCTATACCCCCCATGTATCGGAAGAAGGCGCAACAACATCCGTCCTGCCAGTCAATGAGCTTTTCGAAGGAATCCGGGTTGTTTTCGATGAACCTTTTCTGCACCTCGGCGATCAACCGCTTTCTGCCAAACCGCTTCTGGTAAAAATGATAGTCCAGTAATCCCCAAATGGTTTTTCCGGGGATAAACGCCGGTCCCACCTGCCTTACTGCATATTCGAAGACAGGATTTCGTTTTGGCGCATCGAAGAGGCAAATCTCGATCTCCTGTTCTGGATTCCAGTGCAGGGTGTCGGTGATATTGCCCCGGTATGCGACGACATGGTGGTATATCTGATTAATGTTTTTAATGCAGAAAGGTAAAAGATTCTCGCCCTTGCGGATCTCAATTCCTGCATCACGTGCCTTTATGACCTCCTCCCTCCTCCTTGTTCGCCTTCCACCGGTCATAGCAGTAAAACGGCTTGTTATAACCGGCGAATACAAGCCCCTGGAGGAGATAAAATGCAGTCGCGCCGAACCATGATCCGAGCTCGACTGCGACGCCCTCGCCAGTCCATCCTGCACCGATTTTGGTCAGGTAATCATGGACGTGTTCTGGCGTCATTGCCGGGATCTGCTCGGTCATTCTGATGCCTCATAAACAATGTTATTCCCCTGACCGTCTACTGGCGCAGCATGGGGATTATCGCCATATGCGATTTCCCTCGGTATTCCTTCCGGGAATGCAATACAGACCGGCTTTTCGCTCAGTTCTGTGCCGTCGTTCTGATCGATGCCGACATAGTGAGCGCATTTTCTTTCCGAGCATCGGGGCTCGATTATCATATTGCCTCTCTTTCAAGATCCAGAAAAAACTGCTCTATTTCCGGTGCCAGAGATGTGGATGTGCCAAATTTATATTCTGGATGCGTGATTACCGAGAATGCTTCTGCAAACGCCTCATTCTCGTTTGTAAGCGCATAATTACTGATCTCTCTGATCGGTTCTGCAATCTTCCGCCTTGGGTCATAGTAACGGTTTTTCCAGATGGATTTCCATTTTGAAATGGTGCTGTTCTCCATCCATTCACTATACAACTGCGCATATAGCTTATGTCCTAATTCGTGGCGCAGGTATCCGTTCCGACCTGATACTGCAACGTGTTTCCTCTTGAAGAGATTTATGTCCTCTATTGAAGGATTGATATACCCGACATCACCGCTCATTCCGAGCATCACCCGGTTTCTGTTTGGATCAAAAAACCCGCCGATGGTGGCATTGTTCTTCTTGAAGATAGGGTATGGATCGTTCACCATATCGATGCTCGCCAGTGGCTTTTTGAACATTCTTGCAGTCGTATTCGGCCATTGGGTGTTCAGTCTTTCAACCTCCCTCAATGCGCCACTCGCCACATTAAGGAACTGCTCGTCAGTATAATGATTCGGTACCATTTCGATCTGACTTTCAAGCGACATCGGGTGGTTAGTGATTTTTTTCACGCCGACTGCCTTGAACCTCGCCTGAGCCTCCTCGATAGTATTTACAGTCGCATATGTGAATTCTGGCCGGCGCATCGCGATCTGCCTCGCCTCGTCTTCCCTTGCGATTCTCGCCCTCTCCCTGGCGCGACCTTCTCTTCTAGCTCTTTCGCGGGGAGTCTCCTCCGGGATCGGCGGAATCACCCCTCTCCGGGGACTAGGGGTGTAACCTTCTGTTTCTATCGTACTAATTTCCTCGCCCTCATCGCGGAGCTTCGGCAGCCAGGCGCATCTGCATTGCGGGTGGACTGGTATGACGCCCCTTGCCTGCTTTGTCGTATAGACATGACCTTCCAGACTCTCGCAGATCGGGCAGGCATTTCCTGACGTGCGAAATTCGACATCGGCAAAGACATCGAACTGCCCGAAATTCTCATATTCCTGCAACTGCGCCTCGGCATGCGCCCGGATGACTTCAGTACGCGCCAACATCGATGCCCGTCTTTGCGCCGGGATAAACCGACCGAGTGTGTCAGTAATGCCGAGATCGCCCACGGGACCCGTGATTGTCCGGGTGAGTAGTTTTGCCATCTCGCGGGGATGCTTTCCTTCCGCCATGGCTTGAGATAGTATCCTTGACACTTGACCTTCCATGGCGTCAGTAATGCCTTTGAGATCACCGAATGCCCGGGTGTACAGTATGCCGACGCGGTCTACAT